TCCGATCTAATGTAAATGAAGATATTAATAAAGGATTAGTTATTGACTTTGATGTGTTCCAAAATTTATATGGGATGTTAAAAAGTTCTGATATTGGTAATTGGGAAGTAGCGAAAGAAATTATTGCTAACTGTGAGTTTGAAGCCTCAAAAGCCTATATTATAGCTTTATATAATATGTTTCCTGATTTACGTAAAACAAGTGGTAATAAAAACTACAACTTAGTTAAAAAAGCATTAGACAACAAGAAATTAGGGATGAATATCCAATATAGAGGATACGTCCCAGCATTTGAGTCATTATTAACACATTTTAGTGCTAAATGTCCTGAATTAATTCCACAATTAATGCCTTGTTTAATTTATCGCATAAATGACTTAGCTAAAAAAGAAGTAATTAAAGAGATAATCTTAGCTTAATATTTATACATAAACGATATTAATGGCTAAAGTAGTACTTTTAAGTTGTACAAAATCAAAATTAGACCATACGGCTCCTGCTCAGGAGCTGTATTCCGCTTCTCCAATGTTTCAAAAAACATTAGAATACGGTAAATCACTCAAACCAGATAAAATGTTTATATTATCTGCTAAACATCATTTAGTTCCTTTAACTAAAGAATTAGCACCATATGATAAAACATTAAAGGAAATGCCTAAAGATGAAAAAGAAAAATGGGGTGAAGAAACAATTAAGCAGATGAAATCTCATGGTATAAATGTGGATAAAGACCGTTTCATATTCTTAACCGGAAGTGAATATATGAAGCCATTAACTAAGTATATTCCCGAAGATAACATTGAAAAACCAATGGATGGACGTAGAATGGGAGAACGTTTACAGTGGCTAAACAGTCAAATCAAGAAAATAAAAGAAGTAGTATCTAAATTTAAGAAACTTATTTATGAAGCATTCAAAAAATAAACTAAACGAATATATACAGTTATATCTTAATGATTTAGAAGATTATGGTGGTGAGGGTGATAATTTAGTTATTAGCGAAATAGCTTTATCTGAATTTAAAACATTATTAACTGAATCAGAACAAGATGTAATACAATTATTACGTGAGGCTAAAAAAGATCCACGACCCGCTTATCGAGTTGTGTACAAAGATTTCCTAAAATACCTAGAAAATATATAACCTAATGTTTGGCTACCCAGGATTTTGATGTTATATTTAGTATATAAAAAATAAAACATATGGGAGTAGATCCAACATTACAAGTTAAAAAGTATACATCAACAGATGGTACAGTACGTTACATGAAAGACGGCAAATTACATAACTGGGAAGGACCAGCTGTGATCCACCCAGATGGTAAAGAAGAGTATTTTATTAATGGTTTTGAGCACACTAAAGACAGCTGGAAAAAAGCTAAAAGATCAGGTGATGGCTTACCATGGTATAAAAGTGGTGTTGCAAAACAAAGATTTTAAATTAGGCTTGCAAATGCAAGCTTTTTTATTACATTATAAGTATGAAGATAGGATTAACAGGAACAATGAGTGTTGGAAAAAGTACACTCGTACATGCTTTAAAAGAATTACCTGAATTTAAAGATTATTATTTTGCTACTGAACGTAGTAAATATTTACGTGATTTAGGTATTCCATTAAATACTGATAGTACATTAAAAGGTCAAACAATATTCTTAGCTGAACGTTGTTCTGAATTGATGAGAGAAAACGTTATTACTGATAGAACAGTGATTGATGTTATTTCATTTGCTAAATGTGCTCAATCAATTCATAATGAAGATAAAACATCATTTGTTGAGTATGCTGCTCCATTTATTTGGGAATATGATTATATATTTTATGTATCTCCTATTGGAGTAGATATTGAAGATAATGGAGTTAGAGAAACTAATGCTGAATATCGTGAGTTAATTGATTTAACAATTAAAAGTACTATTACTGACAATTTAAACCATATTCAAAACTTTGGTATCATATCAGGCACTACTGAACAACGTATTGATCAGATTAAACATTACCTAGGTTTTTGATATATTTATATACAAAACTTAAGGTTTTATGAGTCAAGATTTAAAACAAATTATTAGAGAAGAATACTTAAAGTGCGCTCAAGACCCGGCGCACTTTATGCGTAAATACTGTTATATCCAACATCCACAACGTGGTAGAGTATTATTTAATCTATACCCATTCCAAGATAAAGTACTTAATTTATGGAAAGACAATCCATATGATATAATACTTAAATCAAGACAGTTAGGTATCTCAACTTTAGTAGCAGGTTATTCATTATGGTTAATGTTATTCCATAAAGATAAAAATATTTTATGTATAGCTACTAAACAAGAAACAGCTAAAAACATGGTAACGAAAGTTAAATTCATGTTTGAAAATCTACCATCATGGCTAAAAATACCAGCTGAAGAAAATAATAAACTAACATTACGATTAAGTAATGGTTCGCAAGTTAAAGCAGTATCAGCAGCAGGTGACGCAGGACGATCTGAAGCTGTTTCACTTCTTATTATAGATGAGGCAGCATTTATTGATGGTATTGGTGAAATATGGGCTTCTGCTCAACAAACCTTAGCTACTGGAGGAGGAGCAATTGTATTATCTACCCCATATGGTACTGGTAACTGGTTCCATCAAACCTGGGTTAGAGCAGAAGCAGGTGAAAATCAGTTCCTACCAATTAAATTACCTTGGTATGTTCATCCTGAACGAGATGAAAACTGGAGAAAAAAACAAGACGAATTACTAGGTGACCCAAGATTAGCTGCTCAAGAATGTGACTGTGACTTTAATACATCAGGTGATGTTGTATTTTATCCTGAATATATTGACTTTATAATGTCAACTTATGTTAAAGATCCTTTGGAGAGACGAGGAGTAGACCGTAACTTATGGATATGGGAACCAGCAGATTATAGCCGTAGTTATATGGTTGTAGCTGACGTTGCTCGAGGAGACAGTAAAGACTTTTCAGCATTCCATATAATAGATATTGATACTAACACACAGGTAGCTGAGTATAAAGGTCAATTATCACCAAAAGAATTTGGTTATCTATTAGTTGGTATAGCAACAGAATACAATGAAGCATTGTTAGTTGTTGAAAATAATAATATAGGATGGGCAACTTTAGATGCAATTCAAGAAAGAGGATATAAAAATTTATATTTCTCTCCTAAAACTGAAGCAATAAATGCTGAATCTTATTTAGAAAAACTAGATGATCCATCAAAAATGGTACCTGGTTTTACAATGAATTTAAGAACTAGACCACTAGTTATTAATAAATTTAGAGAATATATTGGAGATAAAAGTGTTATCATACAATCTAAACGATTAGTTGAAGAAATGAAAGTATTTATTTGGAAAAATGGTAAAGCAGAAGCACAATCCGGATACAATGATGATTTAGTTATGAGTTTTGGAACAGCAATGTATATAAGAGACACAGCTCTTAAATTTAAATCACAAGGAGTTGATTTAGCTCGCGCTATGTTAGCAAATATATCAAATGTAAAACCAAATTCTCAAGGGGTTTATAGCCCAAATACATATAATAACCCATACAAAATAAACTATGGTCACGGCGATGAGGACATTAGCTGGTTACTATAATATTTATTGGTATAATTTAATATAAAATGGCAGATACTAGTGTATTTTCACGTCTACAGCGATTATTTGCAACTGATGTAATAATCAGAAATGCTGGAGGAAATGAATTAAAAGTAATGGATGTTAACAGCATCCAGATGACAGGTGAATATCAAACAAACTCTTTAGTTGACAGATACAATCGTATATATTCAAGTAATAGTACCTCACTTTATGGTGCTCAACTAAACATTAACTGGAAATATCTTCGCACTCAGATTTATTCTGATTATGATGCTATGGATACAGATGCAATCATTTCTTCTGCTTTAGATATTATAGCTGATGAGAGCACTCTTAAAAATGATATGGGAGAAGTACTCCAAATTAGAAGTAGTGATGAAGATACACAAAAGATTTTATATAATTTATTCTATGATGTATTAAACATTGAGTTTAATCTATGGTCTTGGATTCGTCAAATGTGTAAGTATGGTGATTTCTTCTTAAAATTAGAAATTGCTGAAAAATTTGGTGTATATAATGTTATACCTTACACTGCCTACCACATTGAAAGACAAGAAAACTACGATCCTAAAAAACCAGCTGAAATAAGATTTGCTTTCTCTCCTGATGGTTATGCGGGTGGATCAGGTTATTACGGTATTGGAGGTCAAGGTACTCAATCATCTAGAAAAGAAGACAAAAATATTTATTTTGACAACTATGAAATGGCTCACTTCAGATTAATTACTGATGTGAACTATTTACCATATGGAAGATCATATTTAGAGCCTGCTCGTAAATTATACAAACAATACATCTTAATGGAAGACGCAATGTTGATCCACCGTATTGTTCGCGCCCCAGAAAAACGTATTTTCTATATTAACGTTGGTTCTATTCCACCAAATGAGGTAGAAAACTTTATGCAGAAGACTATCAATACAATGAAGAAAACTCCATTTATTGATCCTCAAAGTGGTGAGTATAACATGAAGTATAACCAACAAAATATTTTAGAAGACTTCTATATACCAGTAAGAGGTAATGATAGTGCTACTAAGATTGAACCTACTAAAGGTATGGATTATACAGCAATTGAAGATGTAGTTTATTTAAGAGATAAATTATTTGCTGCTTTAAAAGTACCTAAAGCATTCATGGGATATGAAAAAGATTTAACTGGTAAAGCAACATTAGCCGCTGAGGATATTCGATTCGCTCGTACAAT